CAGAAGATTGGTTGGTCGCTTCAGAATTTTTAGGTTATGGCGGTAGACTCGCTGTAGTACGTGCTTCTAGTGGAGTGCAAAACGCTGCTGATGGCGGTGGAGTTCTTATTAAGAATGACGCAGCATGGGAAGCTGGTACTGGTAGTGCTAAGATATTTGCTGCACGTTCTGCTGGAACATGGGGAAATGGAATAAAGGTTGTTGTAGCTGATCGTGGTGCTGACCAGATCATTACACTTGCTTCTGCACCATCTACTCCTCCTCAAGCTGGAGACACAGTTCAATTTAATGTAAGTGGTAATGCTTATACTGCGGAACTAGTTGAAATAAGTGGACTAGATTACACAGTTGTTCTTGACGATCCTACAGTTCTAATTTCTGACTCTGATACCATAGAAGGAACAACTATCAATGCTGGTAACAATGGTGATGATATTGCTGTAGCATCAGTTAAAGATGCATACACAAATACATCCATAGGTTCAACAGGATTGAAACTATCTGCTATCGGTCCTCGTCCTGGTACTTCATCTTTTGCATCTGATAGAGGTGTCAAGTATGATGAGGTTCATATTGGTGTTATTGACACAACAGGAGATGTTTCTGGCGCTGCTAATACAGTTATAGAAAGATTTACTTTCCTCTCCAAGATAAAAGATGCTAAGAGTCCTGAAGGTGGTTCACTCTACTACAAGGATATCATTAATGATCAAGCACAGTTTATTTTCACTGGTGCTGTTGTTGGTAATTTGTTTGAACCAAACAGCACAGGTGGAGGTAAAGCATGGGGTGTTGAATCATCTACTCTTTCTTCTGGTGATTTCTTCAAACTCTCAGGTGGAAATGAGACTGACCTAACTGGTGGTACAGATGACTATGAATACACTGCTGGTGAAGTTACTGCTGGTTATGATCTATTTTTAGACACAGAAGAAACAGAGGTTGACTTTGTTCTTATGGGTGGATCAATGGGAAGTGAAGCAGATACTAAAACAAAAGCACAGAAAGCAGTTGCTATTGCTGCTGCAAGAAAAGACTGTATAGCATTTGTTTCTGCATTCAAAGGTAACCAAGTTGGATCAGGTGGATCTGCTCTTACCGCATCACAGCAAAAAACAAAGACAGTTAACTTCTTTAACACTATCACATCAACATCATATGCTGTTTTAGATAGTGGTTACAAGTACATGTATGATCGTTTTAACGACAAGTATCGTTACGTAGCATGTAATGGTGACGTTGCTGGTTTATGTGTTAACACTTCTACAACAGTTGCTGATTGGATTTCACCCGCAGGTTTAGCACGTGGTGGAGTTCGTAACGTAGTTAAGTTAGCATATAATCCTAACAAGGCAGATAGAGATGAACTCTATCAAAACAGAATTAACCCTATCGTAAGTTTCCCAGGAACAGGTGCTGTACTATTTGGTGACAAGACTGCTCTTGCATCACCTTCCGCATTTGATAGGATTAATGTTCGTCGTCTATTCCTTAACATTGAGTCTAGAGTTGAAGCACTTGCTAAGAGTGTTCTATTTGAACTTAATGATGAGGTTACTCGTACTGGATTCCTTTCAAATATCAATTCATATTTGAATGACATCGTTGCACAGCAGGGTATCACTGACTTCTTAGTTGTTTGTGATTCTTCAAACAACACACCAGCAGTTATTGATCGTAACGAATTTGTTGCGGAACTGTTCATTAAACCTGCCCGTTCCATCAACTATGTAACAGTAACATTTACTGCTACTAGAACTGGTGTATCGTTCAGTGAAGTCATTGGACGCTAATTCGTTAAATATATAAGAAGAGGACATTAAAACAATGGCAATTACAAGCAACGTATCAAGCTTTTTAACACAGGTCAAACAGGGTGTCAGACCCAATATGTTTCAGGTGGACATTACGTTCCCTGGTACAGTTGAGGCTGATCAAACACTAGTGTCATATATGTGTAAATCTGCTGCACTTCCTGCATCAAACATTGGTGTTATTGAAGTTCCATTCAGAGGAAGAACAGTTAAGATTGCTGGAGACAGAACATTTGATAACTGGTCAGCGACATTCATCAATGATAAAGAGATGAAGTCACGTTCATATTTTGAGCAATGGTTAAACCAGATCAATACACATAAAGCAAACACAGGTGAAATTCAAGATCCTACAGCATATGGTCGTTCAGTTGTTATCAGACAACTTGAGAAAGATAACTCACCCGCAGGTTCTGAACTAAGATCATATAAGTTATGGTATGCATTCCCAATAAGCACATCTGCTATTGATCTTGCATATGATAGTAACGATCAGATTGAAGAATTCTCAGTTGAATTTCAGTATTCTTACTGGACTGTTGGAGATGATAGTGATACAACTGCTGGAGATAGCGGAATTTCTATCCTATAAATAACAGTAGGAAACACTTAGTTTAATTAGTAATGGGTCAATTATTTGGCTTTCAAATTAACCGCAAGACAGAAAAGAAAGGTCAATCACCAGTACCTCCTCTCGCTGATGAACCTGTCTCTATTGCAGCTGGCGGTTATTTTGGAACATACGTAGATACAGATGCCACTGCAAGGAATGAGTACGAGCTTATCCGTAGATATAGGGATATGGCACTTCATCCAGAGGTGGATTCTGCTGTTGACGAGATAGTGAATGAGTTTGTTGTTTCTGACAACAACGATAGTTGCGTTGATATCAACCTAGAGAATCTAGATGTTGGTGCTGGCGTTAAAAGAAAAGTTAGAGATGAGTTTGATTACATCAAGAGATTGATGAATTTTGATAATCGTGCTCATGAAATAGTTCGTTCGTGGTATATTGACGGACGAATTTTTTATCATAAGGTAGTAGATTTAGATAATCCTAAACAAGGTATCACTGAATTACGTTACGTAGACGCAATGAAAATGCGTAAGGTAAGACAGAAACTTGGAAAGATGGGTACTAATATGGATCCCAATATTTCAAGAGCAATTAAAGGTAGTGCTCTAGAGCATGAGTGGGGTAACTATATTGACTATTACTTGTACAACCCAAGAGGATATTTAAGGGGTGGTGCAATGGGTCCTGTGGGAGATATGTCTAACTCACAAGGAATTAAGATGGCAGTTGATTCAATTGCTTTCTGTTCTTCTGGACTACAAGATTTAAACAAAAGAATGCATCTTAGTTTTATGCACAAGGCGATTAAGTCTCTTAATCAACTCCGCATGATTGAAGATGCTCTTGTCATCTATAGATTATCACGTGCTCCTGAGAGAAGAATCTTTTACATTGATGTAGGTAATCTTCCAAAAGTAAAGGCAGAACAATATTTACGTGATGTGATGGCACGTTATCGTAACAAGTTAGTTTACGATGCAAGCACTGGTGAGATCCGTGATGATAAAAAGCATATGAGTATGCTTGAGGATTTCTGGTTACCTAGAAGAGAAGGAGGTCGTGGAACTGAAATTACTACTTTACCAGCTGGACAAAATCTTGGTGAGCTTAAGGATGTTGAGTACTTTAAGAAAAAGTTATATAACTCACTTAATTTACCACCTAGTCGTCTTACAGATGATAACAAAGGATTCAATCTTGGAAAAACAACTGAAGTCCTCCGTGACGAACTTAAGTTCACGAAATTCATTGGACGTTTACGTAAAAGGTTTGGAGAATTATTTCACGATATACTTAAGACTCAACTTATCCTGAAAGGAGTCATATCTCCTGAAGATTGGGATGAGATGAAAGAGCATATACAGTATGACTTCCTCTTTGATAATCATTTCAATGAATTAAAAGAAAAGGAGTTAATGACTCAACGCATTCAACTTGCAACTCAAATGGATGTATTTGTTGGTAAATATTATTCAATTGAATATATCCGCAAACATATTCTTGAACAATCTGAGAAAGAGTATAAAGAGATTGACAAGCAAATGCAGAAAGAGATTGATCAAGGTCTTGCTATGGATCCTATTGATGTGACTCAACTAGATCAGATGGATCGTATGAATACAGCGTATGCTCCAGAAATCCAGTCACAGCAAGCAGATAACCAAGCAGCACTTGACCAAGCAGCTGCGGATGATGCTCATAAGAAGCAACTTCAAATGGCAAAATCTCAACCTGCACCTACAAGTAATACTAAATAATTAATTATTATGTCTGAAGAGAACAAAACTGATCAAGCAAATCCCGAAGCTGAAGTAATGGATGTTGTATCAGCCATAGCTGATAACAAACGTGCAGATGCTATTGACAAACTTCAAGATTTGCTTTACGCAAGATCAAGTGACGCTGTTGATCAATATAAAAAAACAGTAGCAGCGACATATTTTCAAGAACCCCCAGAGGAAACGCCCGATGAAACTGATAACGGAAACGATTGAAGATGTACAAGTAATCACCGAAGGTAAAGGTGATAGTAAAAAATTGTACATAGAAGGAGTATTTCTTCAATCAGAACTAAAGAACCGTAATGGACGTATGTATCCATTCTCAGTTCTACAGAAAGAAGTCAATCGTTACAACGAAGAGTACATTAAAACATCACGTGCTCTTGGTGAGTTGGGACATCCAGACGGACCTACAGTTAATCTGGATAGAGTTTCTCATAGAATTGTATCTCTTGAAGAAGATGGTACAAACTTTAGAGGTAAAGCACAAATCCTAGATACTCCGATGGGTAAAATTGCATCATCTCTACTAGGTGAGGGTGTAAAATTAGGTGTTTCATCTAGAGGTATGGGTTCTATTGACAAACGTGAAGACGTTAATGTCGTCATGGATGATTTCATGTTAGCAACTGCTGCTGACATAGTTGCTGATCCTTCCGCACCTGATGCTTTTGTCAATGGTATCATGGAAGGTAAAGAGTGGGCTTGGGATAATGGCATACTAAAGGAGACTAAAGTTGCTAAATATCAGAGTTACATGAACAATGCAACACGCAAAAATTTAGAGGAAAGAACACTGAGAGTGTTTGAAGATTTCCTTTCAGGTTTGTAATTAACTAAATAAACATAGATTATTCACAGTAATTTCAGGGAAGACTTACGATGTCAAATACATTAAACGAAAAGTTTGAGGAATTCGCCACGGAGCAGGCTGATGTTCTCAAAGAATATCAGGATCCGATGCCAACAGTTACAGCAACTGTAATTCCTGGTACTGGTTCCGAACCAACTCAAGTTTCGGGTGACCCACAGCAGAAGTCAAGCGGAAAGGATGAACCATCTGGTTCTGATCCTAAAGTTCCAGAGGCTGTAGCTAGCGGACAATCAAGAAACGATCTTGGTGGATCTCAATCTCCTCCTTTACATGCTGCTAAAGGTGAAGGTGAAGATAATCCTGGTGCTAAAGCATCTGCTCCTGTATCACAGGACAGCAGTGTAACATCAACTAGCGGAAAGCCAGGTGACGAAGCAGGTCCTAATTCCCTAGGTGCTGAAGTTGCATACGCAACCTCTAAAGGTCCTGATGTGAAGTATCCAATTAAACCATCGTTTGAATCTGTGGATGTATCTGACGATGTAAACGCCCTCCTTGAGGGAACAGAACTCTCTGAAGAGTTTGCCGAGAAAGCAACAACTATCTTTGAAGCTGCTATCAAAGCAAAACTTTCTGAAGAGTATGACAAGATTGTAGAACATTTCGCTAACGAAGCTGCTGAGAAGATATTTGCTGCTCAGTCAGAACTCGCAGAAGAAGTTAACGGAACTGTAAACTACGCCGTGACTCAATGGCTTGAAGAGAATCAATTAGCTGTTGATCGTGGTATAAAGAATGAGATTACTGAAGACTTTATGATAGGTCTTAAGAGTCTCTTTGAAGAGCACTACATTTCTATCCCAGACGAGAAAGTGGATGTGGTAGAAGGTATGGCTGAATCAATTCGTGAGATGGAAGAAAGACTAGACGAACAGGTCAAGTCCAATGTGAAACTTCAAGCTCGTCTAAATGAGTCTGCAAGAACTACTATTCTGGCTACTGTGTCAGAAGGATTGGCAGATACTCAGAAGGACAAACTCAGCAAACTTGCTGAAGCAGTTGACTTCGTATCTGAAGAAGACTTCACTAAGAAGGTAACAACCTTCAAGGAAGCATACTTCTCAGAAAAGAAAGCTGCACCTGCAACTTCAGAAGTTGCTGATGAAACTCCAGTTGAGGGAGCAGACACAACAGTAACAACTCCAGCAATGGATGCGTACACTGCTGCACTCGCTCGTTGGAAATAAATTATACTAACTAACTTTAAATTCGGAGCAATTAAACAAATGTTTAACGCACAAGCTCTGACAGAAAAGTGGAACCCTGTTCTTAGTCACGAAGGCACTGAGCCTATCAAAGACAATTATAAAAAGGCAGTTACTGCTGTTCTGTTAGAAAACCAAGAAAGATTCCTACGTGAAGAGCGTGGAATGATTAACGAAGCTGGTGGT